ATAGCATCCGCAAAATCCGCATTTTCAAGCCAACGATAGTATGTTTGAGAGTCTATGCCGAAATGAGCGCAAAAGTCTTTCAACCTCGCACCGCCATGCTCCATTAGCCCATTTTCAGCCACCCATTTAGAGCACATTTCAGTCATTTCCTTTAAATTGTACGCCATGCTATAATCAGTTTTATATCAATAGCAAATTTACCCGATATCACTCTTACAGCCATGTCAAATTGTATCAAGTACAGATTTACGGCGTTCTTCATCGTATATCGTATTACACAGCTTGTATTTTAACGAAATGCTCTCCATCCATTCATTAGGGTCTTGTGCAGTTCTTTCTTCTTCCACGTACTTCCAAACTCTCGTGGCGCGCTCCCACCGGAACAAAGCCTTCTTTAAATTCTGGTAGTGATTAATCCTGTAGATCTGATTTGTATATGAGGCATAAAAATCCTTCTTCACCTTGTCCAAGCCATCCGCTTTACTCTCCCAATCATTATGTATTCCTATCTTGGGATCAATGAAAGCTAACTCTTTGAGGGGAGCTTGCGCCTTTCTTCCATTCCTCAATCCTTTTACAAATTTCTTTAAACCTTCAAAGTTCTTTGTAATATCTACTCCGTTGACATATCCGTTCCCATACCGATCCTTAATGCACCTTACCCCTATCTGCATTAAATATGAATATACTACAAAGGCATGGACATTTAACATTACCCCGATTTCACGTACATTCACCCACGTTTTTTCATTAATTTTTCTCTCCATACACGATAATTTAAAAAGTAAATAGTATATTTGCTACATCATCGTGTTGATTAGGGAGAACAAAGCTTTTACACCCTGCTAGTTCTCCCTAATTTTTTTACTCTCTTCTTACTTCTAAGATTTTCCCGGTCAATCTTTCTTCCCCACATCATCGAGTTATACAGGGAGACAGCATATAAAAAAAGTTCCTCACTACTTGCAAGGAACTCTACTTTTGTAGCTTCTTTTATTGAATCAGCATACAAACTTTGATTTATGTGATTATCCATTTGGTTTCTTCTTTTCTCTCAATTGTATTCTAAGATTCTGATTGAACAATCTAACTTTCTCTCTAACGAACAGATATCGTTTTTTTAGCTTTATGGCATCCTCCTTTGAATTACATTCTCCTCCTTCAATAGTAAAGTATCTACCATCTCCCTGCTCTTCCATAACATGGTATTTATCTTTCCTACGTCTAATACGAATATTCCCTACCATGAGCCCCCTTTCTTCCATCTCCTTACGCATAGCTATTAACTTCTCTCGATAAGTTGATTTACTAGAAACTTCACCTTCTGAAAGTTCCTTTTTTAGAAGATTGCCAACTACGATACCACTAATAGCCAACTTCAACTGGATTGCCTGACCTTCCAAGTCATCATCTTCCACCGTGTATTCTGTACCTTTGAGCTTATTCCATTGTTCTTCTGATAACTTTCCACCAGCAAGGAACATGAGAGTAGAGACATCTTCTCGCTCTAACTCTATTTTTACTGTTACTTTTTCCATATTTCTATATTGTTTTTAATCTCATTAATAGCATTATTTTATCCCATAATATTAGAAAAGCATTCCAATAATCTTGAAAGCTGAAATAGTACCAACTCATTTGTATATACCATATAAGCAAATACACAAAAAATAGTGTAGTCCACAATGGAATAAATAACCAACGAAGTATTAGTCTTATTTTATTCATGATTGTTCAATTTTAAATTTCAAACGAATAAATTAACTCTTGATAGAACTAAAATGTATTTGGAAAAATAAAAAAGGTTGTGTCAATGTTTTGACACAACCTCCTCGTATACTATTTATCAAAAGATATTCAATCTTTTTTCATAACAATATTTTCATAATCTGCAAAGTACTTCCGTATTCTTTGAACCTGCGCTTTAGTTATGCTTTTAAAAAGAAAAACTTTCTTTGTCTTTTCAACTCCATACGATGCAATAAGTTCCCCAAAGGATGTATTCATAAATACAGTTGGCACAGATTCGACCTCGCACATATTTAAAATAAGGGTTTCCCCATTATCTATAGCCTCTTTTGCTATTTTAAATAATAACACACCTGCTTCTGGATATTGATTATCCTTCAGTATGTCTTTTAATAATACTACATTTTTCATATCAAATCATTATATCGTCCAACATTTCTTCAAATGTATCTATACATATATCAAAAAAGACCAAAGTCCCTTGAAAATTATAATCTATTAGATACTGTTTTACATTATTCTTAGCATTTGTACAAAATACAACGCCACTATTACTCACCATTCTTAACATACCATCCTCAGAAAGATTGGATGTGACATTATCCAGTCCAAAACCTTTGTTGTGCGTTTGAGATTTTGCAGAAACACCTATTTCCAAAGATTGTCTTATAGCTTCCGCATCATTCTCATAATTATATCCAGCTCTTTTTAATGTAAACGGAATACCTACGCCAAAGTCACAAGCAGCAACATGAATCATGTGCTTTTCCTCATCATAACTAATATAAGAGAATGCATTCTCGTTGGATTCTGAATGATCCGCAATATTGTTATATATTTCATCCAATGAAGTCTGAAGTCCTGTTAAGTCATATCCATCAAAACATGTTCTGCGGAAAAAGGTTGTAACACTTATGCTATATCCCTGAGCTCTATTTTTTACGACTTTCCACAAATTTAATATAGAACTGTTGTCAGACTCAATATGTTCACTGCTAGAGTTATCAAAATACAAATGAAATTTAAGCTCTTCTTTCAAAAAATCTACTATTTCAGCTCTAGCGTTAACTATTATATTAAATTTTAACCGATGCAAATGTTCGCATAGACATGCTAGTAATACAATATGTACTGGAGTAAATTCCTCCTTTTTTATATTACAGAAATTTAATTCTACAGTACGGTCAAGTGATAATTTTGGTATTTGAGTATGAATAGAATTTATCTGTTCTATCCAGTATTCTCTTCTACTATTATCTAATGTATAACTCAGGCTCATATCATTTACATAAATTACATAACACTACGCAAATATACTTATTTATTTGGTTATATTGTCTACATTACATTTTTTATTGTCGTTCCGTTTACCCATTTCACAAAATTATCCCAAACCATCTTGAAACAATCAATAATATATCTGAAATAAGTGTGACGGTGATTACTACACTTGTTTTAATGTCATATTAGCTCCTTTCTGATTTGATTTGAGGATTACTTAACTGTTTCAGCGGCTTGCTGGTACACATCCCACTTAATGCCTCTATCGGCACGCATCTTATTTGCATCTTCCCGATTGCTATAATTGAGTAGCCAAGTATTTCTTCCTTCGTGATTTTCGGGAAGCTGACGTATTAAATCTTCCGCAA